TAGGAGATTATCATACGATTTAAAATTGGCAGGTCAATGTGCAATTCAGGTAATTTATTCAAAAGATAAAAAGACTATTGAAAAAGTAGAACACTTGCCAATTGAAACATTGAGAGCAGAAAAAGTTGGTTCAGAAGATAAAGAAATACAAGCGTATTATTATCATCCTGATTGGGCAAATGCAAAGCCAAGCGACAAGCCTACAAGGTTACCATCTTTCGGGGTTTCAGATACACCACAACCAATTGAAATACTTTATGTAAAGCCTTATGAAGCGGGTATGTACTATTATAGTACTCCTGATTATGTTTCGGGCATTCAGTATTCAGAAATAGAAGCAGAAGTTTCTAATTTTCATTTAAACAATATAAAAAACGGTCTTGCACCGTCAATGTTAATCAATTTTAACAATGGTATTCCTGATGAAGAAAAGCAAACTTTAATAGAAAATAAAATAAAGAAAAAGTATTCGGGTAGTTCTAATAGTGGTAATTTCATTTTGAGTTTTAACGATTCGAAAGAAGCACAAGCAGATATTACACCAGTTCAATTATCAGATGCTCATAACCAATATATTTTTCTTTCTGATGAAGCACAGAAGAAGATAATGATTTCACACCGTATTGTTTCTCCTATGCTTTTAGGTATTAAGGATTCAACAGGGTTCGGTAATAATGCACAAGAATTAGAAAACGCTTCTGTATTAATGCAAAACATTGTTATTAGCCCATTTCAAGACCTTTTAACAGATGCCTTTGATAAAGTATTAGCATTTAACGGTATTGCTTTAAACTTATATTTTAAGACATTACAACCTTTACAATTCTTAGATTTAGATAATGTAAAAGATGAAAAAACGAGAGAAGAAGAAACGGGTGTTAAAATGAGTAAAGGCGATTTATCGGACGAACAATTTGAAGAAATTGAAAACGGTTTAGAAGGGGAATCAATAGACGATGAATGGGAACTTGTAGAAAAGAGAGAATATGACGAAAAAGCAGAAGACATTGAAACTTGGGCAAATAGATTAGTAAAAGAAAAGAAAACCGCATTGCAAAAACTTGCGGGGTTTGTAAAATCAGCACCAAACAAAGAAAGCAAATTAGATAAAAGTTACTACAAAATAAGATATGAATACGCTGAAAAATATTCAAGTGGTAAGTCAAGAAAGTTTTGTAAGAATATGATGTCAAGAACTGCAAAGGGTGTTGTTTACAGAAAAGAAGATATAGCAGAAGCAAGTTTTAGCGGTGTAAATAAATCATTTGGGCATAAAGGACAAAATTATTCACTTTTTAGATTCAAAGGCGGGGTTAATTGTGGTCATTTCTTTAATGAAAACCTTTATAGATTAAAATCTAAAACTGAAAAGTATATTTCAAAGGGTAAAGAAGTAAATGATATACCTTCAAGTTATACACCAAAAGGAAAAGAATATAAAGAAGCCAAAATTGCACCAAAAGATATGGCAAATAACGGACATCATCCAAATTATAAAGGTTAATAAATATGGCAACAGCATTATTTATAAGTAGAACGGATTTAGTAAAAAACACCATCATTGATGGTAATGTTGATACTGATAAGTTTATACAATTTATTAAGATAGCACAAGAAATTCACATTACTAACTATTTAGGAAGTAAATTATATGATAAAATTTCAGCTGATATTGTAGCGAATACTTTAACAGGGGATTATTTGTCTTTAGTTTCAGATTACATACAACCTATGTTGATACATTTTGCAATGGTTGAATATTTACCATTCGCTTCTTTTCAGATTAAAAACGGGGGTGTATTTAAACACAGTTCAGAAAGTTCTGAATCAGTAAGTAAAAGTGAAATAGAATTTTTAATACAAAAGCAAAGGGATTTTTCAGAATACTATACAAGAAGATTCGTGGATTATATTTGTTTTAATAGTACAAAGTTTCCTGAATATTTGAATAATAGCGGTTCTGATGTTGACCCTGATAAAGATGTTAATCCTACAAATTGGGTATTTTAATGGCAACATACAAACCAAAAGAAGAAAACATAAGTCTTTTACAAACTTATTTAAGCAAAGTAAAAACAAAAAAATAAAATGGCAAACGAAATTTATAGAAGTTCTTGGTGGGGAATTGGTGTTTATAACGCAATATCTTGGGGTATAACATACTTAATAGATTCTTTAAGTAATGCGTATATCGTTTACAAAGATAGAGTTATAGCAGATGGGGGAACATTTGAAAATAGTATGTGTTTAATGGAAGAAACAAGAAAATTTAATATATAAAATATGGCAACACAACCAACATTAGCAATGATACCTTCTGGGTATAAAGATGGTAAACTTTATTCAGTATTACCGTCAGATGGAGTAGGAGATTTTGACGTTACAAGGGGTTCTAATGCAACAAGAATTAATAAAAATGGCTTAATAGAAACAGTAACAGGTAACACACCAAGATTAAACTATCCTTTAATAGATGGTGTAGTAAATGGTTGTCCGAGTTTGTTGTTAGAGCCACAGAGAACTAATTTGATTCCTTATAGTGAGGATTTTAGTAATGCTTATTGGACAAAGTCTGGTTCAAGTGTAACAAGCGGATTTATTTCTCCTACTGGTGGTTTAGATGCTTTTAAGTTGGTTGAAGATACGAGTGTATCAGATAATCACAGAATTGATTCGCAATATTTCGCTGTAGCTACAAGTGGTTCTGTTTCTATAAGTATTATAGCAAAATATGATGGCAGTACACAATGGTTAAAGGTCAGAGATTTTATAACAAACGCATATGTCTTTGTTAATTTATTAGACAATAGTTTTGGTAATACTAATTTAGTGAATGATTCTCAAAAAATAGAGGATTTAGGTAATGGATTTAAGAGGGTTTCTTTTACTTATTCATCAACATCAACAACTGCACAAGTTCGTATTTATTTAGCATCAAGTGGAAGTGAGGATGGATACACAGGAGATGGAACTTCAGGTGTTTACATTTTCGGCGCACAAGTAGAACAAGGAAGCTACGCTACATCTTACATCAAATCTAATAGTGGAAGTACAACAACCCGTTTAGCTGATACTGCTAGTAAAACTGGATTGAGTGGTATTATAGGACAAACAGAGGGGGTTTTGTTTATTGATTCTTTCATCCCTAATGATGGTAATGAGAAAGTTATTCAATTATCAGATGGCACAAATAATAATGTTGTCCGAATTTTCGCAAGAGCAAGTGGTGATTTAATAAGATTTCAAATGGTTACTGGAGGGGGTTTTGTTGTATTGAGTTCGTTTTCATTACCTTCTGATAATAGATATAAATTAGCTTTTAAATACAAGTTAAATAATGTTTCTATGTGGGCAAATGGAGTTAAGTTAGGTATAGATACAAATTGTACAATTCCATCTGGTTTAAATAGAATAAATTTTAACGATGAAGGAGATACAACAACATTTTACGGAAACGTAAAAGAAGTAAAAGTTTACGACATCGCATTAACAGATTTAGAATTAGAAACACTAACATCTTACACTTCATTTAACGCTATGGCTTTAGCACTAAACTATAAAATACAATAATATGGCAAATTCAATGAAGTTCGGGAACGGACAATGGGCAACCAAAAAAGATTCAATATTAGCTTACAATGATGAAAATGCAAACTTTAAACCTTTGCCATTTGTAACTTCAAGAGCAAGTACTGCAACAAGAGTAAATAAGGCGGGATTATTAGAAACAGTTGCAAGTGGAGTACCAAGAGTAGATTATTTAGATAATAGCAAAGGTTCTTATTTAATTGAAGGAAATTCTACAAATCTGATAACAGAATCGGAAGCCTTCGGGAAGTCTTATTGGACAAAGAGTGGTGCGAGTATTGAGGGCGATGCGAGTACTGCGGGAGTTGAGCAAGTTGTAAATGGAGATAATGAATCTGCTTTAGCAACTTTAAATGGTCAGTCTTTTCAAGGTTATCAGTCTACATTTTCTCAAAGCACTACACAAGCTTACAATGGCACAAAGTCAATGAAAATAACTTCAAGTGGTAGTGGATTTAGTGCTTATGTAATTCCCAATAATTCTGCTTATAACTCTAAAATGTATCGT